CATACGAGATAGGAGTCCGTCTCGTGGGCTCGGAGATGTGTATAAGAGACAGGCTCACCACTGCGATCACGCGAGTGAAATATTAAATGTTCCTGTTTATTGGATGGCTCGAGGGGAGCGTGACAGTATTCCAAAAACTGCGCAGCGAGTTTATACATGGAATGATGTAGAGAATAAGCTTTTTCCATCGAAGGAAAATAAAGAAAGTTTTGATAGTGAAAAAGCTATAAAAGATTTAATTGAGAAGATGGTTAAAAACGATTCTTTTCCTTGGAACACTACCTGGAGAACTCCTGGATTTAATCCTTATAATCATCTATATCATCCATATCAGACACATCCGTTTCAGACATGGAACTATATTAAACCTGGTGGCATAGAGTATTTGTATAATAGACCTACTGGTGGTGATAATATTTTCCAAGGAGCATTCTAATGTTTGTTGTTCACACTATTTATGAAAATGAAGGTAATACTACACGTGATTACGGTCACGTAAATCAATTTTTTAGATGCAATCCAGAATTTCGAGCTCAAAAAGACGAACGAATTTTTAAAAAATGTGTAGAGCAAGGTTTCATTTACGTCAAGCACTGGATGCAAGGAAATAAAGTTAGAACTACATATCATAGGTCTTTGCCTGAGCTTAATGATGAATTGATTTATAATAGAGCTGTAAACCAAACTCTAAAGGATGAACAATGATTCTTAAAATTCTGAATGAAATAGCATCTATTGGTTCAACTAAACAGAAGCAAGCAATTCTTGAAAAGAATAAAGATAATGAATTGCTTAAACGAGTATATCGTCTGACTTATTCTCGTGGGTTACAGTATTATATCAAGAAATGGCCTAAACCGGGTATTGCTACCCAGAGTTTTGGAATGTTAACTCTTACCGATATGCTTGACTTCATTGAATTCACGTTAGCTACTCGGAAATTGACCGGAAATGCGGCAATTGAGGAATTAACTGGATATATTACTGACGGTAAAAAAGATGATGTTGAAGTTTTGCGTCGGGTGATGATGCGAGACCTTGAATGCGGTGCTTCAGTATCTATTGCAAACAAAGTTTGGCCAGGTTTAATTCCTGAACAACCTCAAATGCTGGCAAGTTCTTATGATGAAAAAGGCATTAATAAGAATATCAAATTTCCAGCCTTTGCCCAATTAAAAGCTGATGGAGCTCGGTGCTTTGCTGAAGTCAGAGGTGATGAATTAGATGATGTTCGTCTTTTATCACGAGCTGGTAATGAATATCTAGGATTAGATCTTCTTAAGGAAGAGTTAATTAAAATGACTGCAGAAGCTCGCCAGATTCATCCAGAAGGTGTGTTAATTGATGGCGAATTGGTATACCATGAGCAAGTTAAAAAGGAGCCAGAAGGCCTAGATTTTCTTTTTGATGCTTATCCTGAAATTAGTAAAGCTAAAGAATTCGCCGAAGTAGCTGAATCACGTACTGCTTCTAATGGAATCGCTAATAAATCTTTAAAGGGAACTATTTCAGAAAAAGAAGCTCAATGCATGAAGTTTCAGGTCTGGGACTATGTTCCATTAGTAGAAATATATGGTCTTCCTGCATTTCGTTTAAAGTATGATGTACGTTTTTCTAAACTAGAACAAATGACATCAGGCTATGATAAAGTAATTTTAATTGAAAACCAGCTAGTAAATAACCTAGATGAAGCTAAGGTAATTTACAAAAAGTATATTGACCAAGGTCTTGAAGGTATTATTCTCAAAAATACCGATGGATTATGGGAAAATGCTCGTTCAAAAAATCTTTATAAATTTAAAGAAGTAATTGATGTTGATTTAAAAATTGTAGGAATTTATCCTCACCGTAAAGACCCTACTAAAGCTGGTGGATTTATTCTTGAGTCAGAGTGTGGAAAAATTAAAGTAAATGCTGGTTCAGGCTTAAAAGATAAAGCCGGTGTAAAATCGCATGAACTTGACCGTACTCGCATTATGGAAAACCAAAATTATTATATTGGAAAAATTCTAGAGTGCGAATGCAACGGTTGGTTAAAATCTGATGGCCGCACCGATTACGTTAAATTATTTCTTCCGATTGCGATTCGTTTACGTGAAGATAAAACTAAAGCTAATACATTCGAGGATGTATTTGGTGATTTTCATGAGGTAACTGGTTTATGAAAGCTTACTTAGAAACAATTGTCATTGCTCAAAAAGAAGGTGGAGATGTTTCTACTTCTGTATCACAAGTCATTCTCGAATTTGTAGATGCATACGCTTACAATAAATTTACAGAAACATTTGATGCCTATGAAAAAGGACCAAAGTTTGAAATATATCGTACTCTCTTACCACTAGATTACTAAAGGCCTTCGGGCCTTTAATTTTATAAATAGAATAAACACTAGAGAGGATATGATGGAACTTATTACAGAATTATTTGACGAAGATACTACTCTTCCGATTACAAACTTAAATCCAAAGAAGAAGATACCACAAATTTTTTCAGTTCATGTCGATGACGCAATTGAACAACCAGGCTTTCGTTTATGTACCTATACATCTGGAGGTGATACTAATCGCGATTTAAAAATGGGCGATAAAATGATGCATATTGTTCCTTTTACATTAACTGCTAAAGGTTCAATTGCTAAATTAAAAGGTCTTGGTCCAAGCCCAATTAATTATATCAATTCAGTTTTTACTGTTGCAATGCAAACGATGCGTCAGTATAAAATTGATGCTTGTATGCTTCGTATTCTTAAGTCTAAAACTGCTGGCCAAGCTCGACAAATTCAAGTTATTGCTGATAGACTTATCCGTAGTCGTTCAGGTGGCAGATACGTCCTTCTTAAGGAACTCTGGGATTATGATAAAAAGTATGCATATATTCTTATACATCGCAAAAATGTATCACTAGAAGACATTCCAGGAGTTCCGGAAATTAGTACCGAGCTCTTTACTAAAGTTGAATCGAAGGTCGGTGATGTTTATATCAATAAAGATACTGGAGCCCAAGTAACTAAAAATGAGGCAATTGCAGCATCTATTGCACAAGAAAATGATAAACGTTCTGACCAAGCTGTAATCGTTAAAGTTAAAATTTCCCGTAGAGCAATTGCACAAAGTCAGTCGTTGGAATCTTCTAGATTTGAAACGCCGATGTTTCAAAAATTTGAGGCTTCAGCAGCAGAATTAAATAAACCCGCTGACGCTCCTTTAATTTCTGATGCTAATGAATTAACTGTTATTTCTACTTCAGGATTTGCATTAGAGAATGCTCTTAATAGTGTTACAGCTGGAATGGCATTCAGAGAAGCTTCTATAATTCCTGAAGATAAAGAATCTGATGTTAATACAGAAATAAAAAATAAAGCTTTAGAAAGATTACGAAAAGAATCTATTACTTCAATAAAAACTTTAGAAACTATTGCTTCTATAGTCGATGATACTTTAGAAAAATATAAAGGTGCTTGGTTAGAAAGAAATATTAACAAGCATTCGCATTTAAATCAAGACACTGCGAATAATGAGTTAGTGCAAAATTCTTGGAATGCAATAAAAACAAAGATTATTCGAAGAGAATTACGTGGATATGCTCTTACTGTTGGATGGTCATTGCATTCTATAGTCGAAAATAAAGATTCATCTAAATACACGCCAGCGCAAAAACGCGGAATTCGTGAATATGTAGGTTCAGGATATGTAGACATGAATAATGCTCTTTTGGGATTATATAATCCAGATGAGCGTACAAGTATTTTAACAGCACCTGAAATAGAACAAGCCATCGATAATTTAGATTCAGCCTTTAAAAATGGTGATCGATTGCCAAAGGGTATTACTCTATATCGTTCACAGCGAATGTTACCTTCAATATATGAAGCATTGGTAAAAAATCGAGTTTTTTATTTTAGAAATTTTGTATCAACATCATTATATCCAAACATTTTTGGTACTTGGATGACTGATTCAGCTGCTGTCTCTTATACACATCTGACGCTGCCGACGATCTACTCTGTGTAGATCTC